TTGCATCACGAAAAGTTAGATAAAAAAATCGTTGAGACCCTCCAGGTGGAGATCATGCTTGAATCCACACTTTTGGCAAGTTGTTGTTACATCATGTTCAATCTTTGGAAGTTTCTCAAAAAATGAAATGATACGATCAAACTGCTCTTGAGTTAATGCCTCAAGAAATTGCATCATTTCCTCTTTTGGATACTCACTCGCATAGTAAATACCATTCTCATCAAACACATACTCTGTGCACTCATACACAAGATCAAAAAGTTTTTCGTTTGTCAACTCGTTTGAAATCATCTCAATTGATCTAAACGATTTCAAATTTGGATACTTCAATTGAATTCCAATTTTATCAGTAACGAAGATTTTCGACTGAAGGTCGCTGATTGGTGGTTTAATGTCAAGAATGTTAACATTCACTGGCATTAGATTTTTACACTCAACATCAAGCTCTTCGCCGCTCTCATCTTTAGTTTTACCAACAACATTGCGACACATGAAGAAACTTTCAATCTGCTCTCCCATTGATCTTGCACGAACGTTCAGAAACAAATACTCAACGTCGAAGATTGGAAGTTTATCAATATCAATTGGATCAATTAGACAGTTATTGATTACTTGTTTAATTGTCTTATAAATGTTGTCCTCGTCTTCCCCCTGCAATGCCATTAAAAGTAATTTTTCTTCTTTTACTAGAAATGGTCTGAATTTAATTGGTGTTGGGTGTGATACTAATTTCAATTCAAAGATTGGTAAATCAATTTTCGGTAAAGGCATAATAACTCCTTATCGTCTCCTTGCAGTTGTAGTAACTTCTTCTAGTGAGAAGTTTGTTGACATGTCTCCAGTCATTTCAATATCTTCATAGAAAAAAGAAACCGTCATTTTATGAAATCCATCGTCACCCCAGTTTGCTGGCATCGATGTAAAGTTCAATGGATAAGCAGATTTCAAATCAATAATTAATGATTCAATGTGTCTGTCTCTCGTGCTTTCAACGATTCTATCAACTCCAGCTACGGAACTGAGTCTGAATCCCGTTAAATCATTAAACTGATAGATTTTAATACTAGGACAAACACACTCATTGAAATACTTGTTGGTTGTGTTTGTTGGAGATATCCCAGAAATCCAATCAGAAAAAAGATTGTAAATTGGGACATCATCACTGTAGTAAAACGTGAGAGTGATTTCGCTTAAATCTCTTAAATATGGGACTTTGAGTTTAAACTTACCAGGAATTCTGTAGTCTAGTGCTGTTAGATTCTGACCAGGAAATTCAACTGAGTCGCAGAGAAGTGTCATCTCTCTTCTGATGGCTTCATATCCATCTAAGAACTCTGGAAATCCAGTGAACATTACTGCAAACTTCGAACTTTTTAGAAAGTTTTTTGAGAGTAAAGCGTTTTGATTGTAGAATGGATTTGTACCAGTTACTACAAATTCTTGAATTTCATCTTCTACTGCCATTATTGTTTATACACCATCTTTGCGGTTGGTAGGAAAATTGCAGTTTCCCAGTTATTTGGTTCAATGTAGATTACAGAGGAGCGTATGTGATTGAGTAGATATCTCTTCACACACTGTTCAAATAGTCTATAACGACGAGCACCTTTTAAAAGATCATAAGAAAGATTAAATTTGGTTGTATCGTTATATTTATCGTTGTTTAGGAAATCTTGTAAACGATCCAAGAGTACGAGTCGAGCATATGGATCGAGATAATGAAGATTCATTCCTAGGAACCCGTCTGAATATGGCTCCATCGGGATTACTAGTGGAAATTTATCGTAAACTGGGAGAACATCCTTTAACTTTGGGTCGTAGTGATAGAAATACATACGACCAACCAAAACTTTAGGGGAGATTCGAGATGCATCGTTTAAGATGTTAGAGCGATTTGATGGAACTCTCATCGCACCAACCTTTGATGCAAGCCAAGATCGAGCCGTTTCTGTTCTTGGTCGAATTCCAGCTGCGGTCATTTCTCGGCTGAGTTTATCGAATAATGATGGCATTAGATTCCTAGATCTTCTTCTGTGATTACTTTAAAAGCCCAAGAGCGATCTTTACAGTATTCAGAAGCAGCTTTCCATTTTGCTTCATTAATCCCGTATGTAACGACTTCTTGAATGTATTGTTTCGTGACTCGACTTCTCTGTTTTGGTGGGATTGATTGCTTTTTTGGTTTTACTTCCAGAATCATTGCTTCAGAGGTTCCAACTTTGTTTCGAATTCTTACAAAAAAGTCGGGGAAATAACGATGCCATCTCCCATCAGCTGGTGATAAATAAGGAATGACGATCTCTTCGTTTGACCATTCAATCACATTCGGATTATCATCCAAATGTACCATTACACGACGTTCCCAGAGACTTCTGTACCAGATGTTCGTAGGGTCGCCTAAATATTTATTGGTATTTTTAGGACTAAATTTACCACTGTAAGCCATCAAGTATTTATAGGAATAAAAATGGGAACCGCGCAAGATGTAGAAGCAAGGATAACAGGGGCGGCTCAACTTGCCGAAAGAACAACTGAGCAGCGAAGAAGATCAAGAAGAAATCGTCGTGGCGTACAAAACAGAATTGATGCTGATAGGGCAGCAGCAACCAATCTAGACCAACCATCTAAAAATCCAACTGCCACAGAAACATTAGTAGTCTCGCAAAGCAGTTCTACCGTCAGAGAAGATCAAATTGCCTCTGTTTTAAGATTTCCTTCAGATTTGGGAAAAGAAGGTTCGCCGTATATTTTATTTACAATTTATGAAACACAAACTGGTGTAATTGGCGCAGAAGATTCACTATCAAGTGCAGTTCGATCAGGAATTGGTGCTATAGAAAATACTGCTGCAGCACTTGGTAGGGCTGTTCCTGCATCAGATGCAGTTGGTGGTGCTGCTGTTGGTGCTGTTGTTGGTGGTGGTATTGGAGCTTTAATTGGTGCAGGTGTTGGATTAGAAACTGCAGCAAATACGGTAAATCAGGCTGGCAATGTATTATTTGGAACAGGTACAACTGGAGCCGACAGTTTATTGAGCAGATCAAAAGAGTTGTTAAAGAATTTTGCTCTTAAAAGAAACATTTCTCAAGCAAAACATACAATTGGATTGTTTATTCCAGACGGAATCACAACGAATTATAGTCATGATTATGAAACACTTTCTGTTTCGGCTACACTTGGTTTAGGTGGTTTGGCTGCTCAATCACTTGCAGCCAAAAGCGGAAAAGTTGAGGACATGAATCCATACATCATGGAATCTGCTGGTAGATTTGCTGAGAGATTATTGGGTGGAGACGAGAATCTAACTAAACTTGGATTGTATGCAACAACAGGTCGCGTTGTAAATCCGCAACTTGAAACAATCTATACTAGCCCATCTCTTAGAGAGTTTACATTTGATTTTAGAATGATTCCTAGAAGTGAAGAAGAAGCAGATGACATTCTTGATATCATCTATCTGTTCAAATTGTATTCTGCTCCGATTATTCCAGAAGGAAGTTCAGGGAGATACTTTATTCCACCTGCTCAATTTAGAATTCAATTCTTTAATAAAGATGGTGAGGAAAATTTAAGTTTATTTAAAACTAAAAACTGTGTCCTAAAATCAATCAGCCTTGATTACTCACCAAATGGATATGCAAGTTTTGACGATGGAATGCCAGTTGAAACGAGAATGCAGCTTAATTTCCAAGAAACTGTGATTATCGACAGAGATGCTGTGAGGGATGGATACTAATGTTTTTTAAAACCTTTCCAAAAACTCTATACACGTTTAATCTTAAAGACGAAAGTCCGAAAGCAGTTACAAATATTTTTTCTCGTTTTCGTATGAAAACTGATGTGATTAATAACGCATATGCGATGTACAAGTATCAACTTCAAGATGGAGATACTCCTGAGATTGTTGCGTTTAAAGAATATGCTGATCCAACGTATTATTGGATCATTTGTTATGCAAACGACTTGTTAGATCCACACTTTGATTTTCCACTATCAAGAGATGCTTTAGAAAAGAAAATTCTAAGCGATTATGGATACACTTCAATTTCTCAAGCATATTCTGCAAATCATCATCTTGAGATGGTCGTAACAAGCACTCTATCCCAAGTCAATGGTCCAACAACTACGAACGTTGAGAAATTTATTATCACAGATGATCAGTATGATAACACCTCAAATACTCTAACAACCTTCGCTCCATCATCAAGTTCTGTGACGTTTTATGCGAACAATGCAGATCCAACATCAGCAGTGATTGCAACGCTATCTGTCACAAGAGTGGAAAATGGAGTAAAGGTATATGATTATGAAGATCAATTAAATGAATCAAAGCGAGAAATAAAACTCATCAAATCTGAATATGTACCTTTAATTGTTGATGAACTGCAGAGTGTGCTAAATGGCTAAAAATTCAGTTGCGAAATCTGTACTCGATGTTACAATCTTTAAGATAACATTGATTGGATCTAATGGTCGCTCATATAATATTAGCGATATTATCAATAACATCAAAATTTATGAAAACATATTTCATCCTGTCATTACTGGAACAATTCAGTTAGACGATGGTGTGAGCATGGTAAGTAAAGTTCAGGCTCACGGAAATGAGTTTTTAGAGATTATTTTTGGAAAGCCAGACGCAACTGAAGAAGAAAAATATAAGAAGATTTTTAGAGTATGGAAGATTACAGATAGAGGACCAGGATCAAAAGGAAATATCCAATCATACATTTTACATTTCTGTTCTGAAGAGTTAGTTCTATCAAATCAAATAACTCTTTCAAAAGCATTGAGAGGCGGAAGTGTGACAGAGTATGTGTATAGAATTCTCACAGAGACTCTTCTTGCAAATAAAAGAAGAGTAAATAAAGATCAAAACTTTGAACAGTCTTTAGGACATAATGATTTTGTTTTAACAAAGTATCGACCATTTGAGGCGATTCGATATTTGAGCGAACATGCATTTAACGAAAACGGATCAACATTTATTTGTTTTGAAAATAAAGACGGATATAATTTTCTATCTCTTCTAAATCTTTTTACAAGATCTCCACTTACCAAATTAAATTATACGAAAGCAACTCATAAGGATGAGTTTGATAAAGCCCCATATAATATTAATTCTATGATGGATTTTAACATTTTGCAAAATTTCAATGTGATAGAAAACACAAGAAGATCTGCTTACAACTCAAGGTTACTTACACTTGATTTAATCACACAAAAATTCAAATCATACGACTATTCTCTAGTTGATACCTTCAATAAGAAAATGTTAATGGATGGAAATTTTCCATTAAACGACGCTCTAAATAGAAAAGATAGAGCAATTTATGATGCGCGTGGTGATAGAGATGATGTTCAGCCAGATCTAAACTATGCCCTCACAGATTTAGGATTAACAAACAATCCGTACTTCTTATCAAAATTGCAAAGAGTCAACAGCACAAACATTGAAAAAACTTTGTCAAGAAGAAAAGTTCAATTTAATATGCTTAAAAATACAGAGTTGGAATGTAAGGTTCCTGGAAATGCATTGTTGAGTGTTGGTTATATGGTTGATGTTGACATTCCTGCATTTACAGAAAATTATAACACGGAAAGTTTAAAAGACCCATACTCTGGAAAATATCTAATTACAGAACTTCAGCACAACATTGTGCCAGGATCATGGACTACAACTATGAAGTTGTGTAAAAATTCTGTTGGGATTGATTTGGACCCATTTGTACTGACTGATGCGTATAAAACGGCGAGATCTTATTGATGGAATCTGAGTTTCTTGGTTTAAATAATTTTGTTTGGTGGTTTGGCGTCGTTGAAGATCGCCTTGACCCACTTGAACTTGGTCGATGCAAAATTCGATGTTTTGGTTGGCACACATCAGATGTGAATCAAATTCGAATCAGCGATCTTCCTTGGGCGCATCCAATTGTTCCATACGGAGCAAAAGCAGTTCAGCCTCCAGCCGAAGGAACGATGGTGTTTGGCTTCTTTGCAGATGGTAAAGAAGGGCACTATCCAATTATTCTTGGGACTGTTCCAGGAATTCCAGATGAACGCCGTCAGAATAATATGGGATTCACTGACCCTTACACAGACGAAGAAAAAGCTGCACTAGATTTTCCTCGAAAAATTAAAGAAGCATTTATCAAAGCAGACAGTCGCGGTGTTCAAGTTACAGACGATGTGCCAAAAAGAAATCCTGTAAATCTAAACGAACCAAGCATTTCTCGCCTTGCTCGTCCAGTTCGTGGAAGCGAGAATGGTGTATACGATGGAATCGATCCAAATTCAATTGCAAACACAACAATTGATATTCAGAGAAAGACTCGTGTTGTAAATGTGATGACAGCAAAGGGATCAACTTGGGACGAACCATTCCCAGCGTTTAATGCGATGTACCCTTTCAATCACGTCCTTGAAACAGAATCTGGTCATGCATTTGAAATGGATGATACAAATGAGTTCGAGCGCGTTCAATTGTCGCACAGAACTGGATCTACACTTGAATTCTTGCCAGAAGGGCACACGAAGATTAAATCTCAAAAAGGTCGTTACGATGTAACGATGGGTGATCATAGAAATTATATAAATGGCGATAAATACGAGACAATTGATTCGAATCTATTCCTTCGTGTAAATGGAAATATTCGAATTGAATGCGACAACTTTGAAGTTGTTTCAAACAAAACTGTGAACATGGCAGCTGGTACAACTGCACAGGTCAAAGCTGCACAGTCTTTAAGTCTATCAAGTGTATTCAGCACTCTATCTGGCGGCACTGTTGATATTAAAGGTGCGATGCAGACCTCTGTTTTTGGTGGATTGAGTGCTGGAATTTCAAGTGGTGGACAAACGTCTGTTGGTGGAACTCTTGTACATCTTGGTGGAAATATTGTTGAGGCTGATGCCCAAGTCTTTAAGACTCACGGAATTCAAGATCTAAACTCATGTTTACCTCCACTTGGTAAAATTCTAGATGTTCCTGAGCCAAAGATTCCGCTTGACGCTGGTCCGATAAATGTGGAAGCCCCAAATTTTAATTTGGGTGGAGGATAAATTATGGCAACAATGAACACAGTGGTTGCGGCAGCGATGAGCAGGATTAATTCACTCTCTCCACATCCACCAAAAACTGATAAGTTTTCTAAAATAAATCAAGTTCGAGAAACAAATCCACCTCCAACAAACACAACAATTCTTGCTGGAGCAAATGTAAGTTCGAATTTCCCGACAACCTCTGGTGCAACAGCAACTGCGAAGATTGATCCAAACACGAGCGTATACACACTTACTGCTCGGCTTCCAGACGTTGATGGAGCTTTGAAGAATTTAAGTAAGAAATTTGCGACTGATGAGTCTGGTGATCCAAACGCAAGTTTGACTCCAAATTATAACACAACCTCTACTGAGAGAGAACCACAACACAATACATCTGGTGAAAAGAGTGCCGATGATACATCAGCGTACTTCGGCGAAAATCTCGGTTCAGGTTGAAGATAAATATGTGTATAAAGCAAGGTGATCTGAAAGAATATCAGAATATTATGGCAAAGATGTCTAAACTCTCTCCCCTTTCAGAAAAAGATAAGGATTTTTTATACGAGCATAATCTAAGACAAAGGTATGATGCATACAAAATTGTCCTAGAAACTGTCTCAACCCTTCAAGAAAAACTCAATAGGAGTAACGTGTCTTCCTAGGTAAAATTATAGGCAAAATTATTAAGATTATTCTCTGTTTAATCGGAGGACTCCCGCTATTGCAAACATTGGCGATCGTATTCTCATGCGTGCCAATTCCTTTTGCAAAGAACGGTGGGTTCAATTTCGCTGCAGGGAAATTCGCTAAATTTCTTGAGAGTATCAAAAACCTTATTCCAAAAGGAGTTGATGCTGTTCGGAACTTCTTTGCCCAAAATTTCGTAAATCCTCTCCGAGACAAGTTACAGACCTTCCTTGATCCATTAGATAAATTTGCAGCTTCGCCAATCAATGACTTAAATCAATGGATGGATGGTTATACTGCAAATAACTATGCAAAACTAGAGGCAAGTCTTCCATACCTCTTTAGTAATACTGATCCAAGCATCGTAACTGCTAGAACCAATTTGCTTAATGCAATTGGAAAGGTGCAGCAAAATGCAGACACATATAAGATCGGTCCATTTGCACTCGGCGAGCTGATCAATATTGCAGAGAGCTCCGACTCTCTTGCTCGTTCATTAAGAGAATTTGAACAACATACTGATAATCTTTCTGGATTAGGTGGCGCAGGATCAGCACTTGAAATCGAACGTCTCTATGGTAATGTCGCTATTGGTGGCGCTGCAGCAAACATTGCATCTAGCAATCAGGTAAGTCCAAACTTAACTTCGACGGTTTATCCTCAAGTTGATATTGGTGACACCATCATCATTAATTCAATTGAAAAGATCGTAATTGACAAGAATTTTACAGCTGCTCC